CGCCCGCCGCACCGTCACGGATTGCCAATTCAGTGGCGTTTGTCAGTGCTTCAGACATGATCTGAATATTGGTGATGTAATTCCGCAAAGAGGCACCAGCCGCCGTCTTAACTGTCACCGCCGTGGTGGTGTTAAGAATGCCGCCGGCTGCAGCCGCATAAGACCAAAACACTTCAGGCACGGAATATGGCATAACCACCATAGCCGCGCTAGACGTCATAGTGGCGCGGGCAGCATCGCCAGCAATAAACGTAGTCGGGGAATTGGCTGCTCTTACGACGCCGCCGACAATCAGTGGGTTTGCGCTTGTTGCCGCATCTTCAGCAGCATTCCCGGTTACAGCGGTCGTTGGAAAAATGTTCATTTGTAGTAGCTCACATTAAGTATTGAACCGACTGCTGTTCTAATAAATCGCAACTTGCGAAGATCGCCGTCATAAATAAAAACGGTTCCAGGCAACAACGGCATTCCGATTGCCGACGTTGGGTCAACCCCATCATCGCGCCATCTTATAGATACAGCATCCACAATAATCACTGCGTGCGTGGGCATTGCATTTTGCCCTGTATTTGGGTCAATTGATGGCACAGTCAAAGCGGTTGAAGCGGCGCCAAGGGTAATTTGTTGATACCCCATGCACGTTGTAATGTCTTTATTCATGCCAAAAACCTCAGCTTATAAAGAGTCGAAAGATAAAGGCTTACGATCTCGTCAATAATGTTATGAAGCGCAGTGCAATCTTTATCTACTACTTTATAGCGGTTTGATTCGATTTCGTCTAACTGATCTTGCAAAAACTCTGTGATATTTGCGGTTTTTTTTGCTGATTGTAAAGCAATACCACCAATCAAGCCATATTTGCCTTGATATGCTTCGGCAAATGAATCAGCCAAATCGACTATTCCCTCGTAAAACCCTTGCAGAGCTACATGTTTTGCATAGCTCCGCGTGTTTAAATGCACCGAATGGGCAACATCGCGCCCGAGAAACAAAAGCCCAACAAAATCCGCCGCTTTCATTGCATTTGCCCCATTTCTTGTGATTGTTGCCCCATTTCTTGCATATCTTCTCCTGGCAATTCATGGCCCGGCATTTCGCCCACCAAATCCCCGGAAGTAATCATTCCTGCCACTGTGCCCATGACAATATCCTGAATCTGTTCAGGCGACATACTGGACTGAACCGCGCTAATACGTTGTGTTTCGGCCTGATATGCCCGCACTTTGGCGTCATATTCTTTTATCTCCAAATCGCGCGCTTCCATAGATTGCGACACGTTTTGCAGCATTTGATGCATCTGATCAAGTTCTTGGCCCATAACCTGCATTTGTTGCTGCGCGGCCATGAGTTCAGGCGGCATGTCGTTGTCGTCTTGCAGCAGCTTGGGGTCAATCATCTTCTTAAGACGCTTGGCAAGCTCATCGGACCCCGGCCAGTCAAGATTTTGCACAAGCAGGTCGCCCGCCACAGTCCAAAGCTGTGGGTTGCCTTGAAGAATCTGCGCCATGCTTTCAGCCGCTTCTTGGCGCTTGGTCATGTAGCTCGGGCCGGTGGTCACGCATACGTCATACTTGCCTACGCCTGGGTTGTAAATCTTCTTGATAACCGCGCCAGTATCTTGGTCAATGATCTTTTTCACCGGCTCAGGCTGAGTCGGGTCAATCATTGCCATATCAGCCTCGCCGTCGATGCCAATAATACGGGCGATGCGCTGGGTGTCGTAAATCTTGGGGATGAGATCAACCAATTGGCGGGCCACATTACGCACCGCACGAGCCAGATTATCGACGTAGTGATAAGTGCCGGTATCAGACTGGCGCTCACGAGCCAAAATAGCCTTGCCGGACTTCTCATTACCCGCCATACCAAGCGAAGCGTCATACTGAGCCGTCGTAGCCTTAATATCGTCAGACGCGCCCATTTTGGCCTGTATAAGGCCCGTCTGAGCCATTGGAGGTATGGCACGCTGGGGCAAGGGCAAAGGATTGCCTAGGCCGTCCGTAGCGTCTGGATTGACTTCAAGATAGGGCCAATTCTGGGTATTGGCGGTTTTCCATTGCGTTTCGTACCCTTCAAACTGCCCGCCATATCCAATGAACGGCGCTTTTGGTGCCAAAGCCAGCATTTCGGCTTCCTGGCTTACCCAATAGTTATACATCCGCTGGGCGTCCTTGGCATTGCGCACAAGGCCGGACAGGTAAATTCGGCCATCTACTTCGAATTCGTTACCAACTACGCGAACCACGGGAATATACTTGCCCGCCCACTCGCGTTCCTCAAGAATTTCATAGCCGTTAATCTTGCACCATTTGACCTTGCGACGATCAACTTGCCGAGTTTTAACCGGCTTCATGCCAGTGGCTTTGATTTGCTTATCTTCGGGCGAGCCTTCAAACGCCGTGGCGCCGCCGTAATACAGGTTTAGCGTGGCTGGCTCGTGCTCAATGTAAAAGTATTCGGCAATCCGAATGGTGTTTTCATTCAACCATTGATTGATTGACTGATCGCCAACCCCCATTTGCTGCAAAGTAGTGACAGGCGAGGCATCCGGGAACATGCGCTCGTAGTCTTCCTTGTTAATGTCTTCAGTAATGAAACACCAGCGCGCATCCGCCCCGCATGGGTCTTGAATCATCGGGTCCATATAGACCGAGAAGCTATTCCGTACGCGCCCGATCTTAATGTCTTGATCAAACGTATCGTCGTCGCAATACTCGGTCAGGATGCGAATATATCCCTCGCCATACGCCACTTGATTCTCGCAGGCGGTGTCATACGCTACATCAGCGTCGGAAATATATTCAATGTGGCGCACAATACCGTCAAAAATCTCGGCAACTTCCACGTCGGCCTTGTCATCCACCGGAATAACCTTGCCCGATGGCCGATTTTGCCGCTGATCATTGGTGACTTGGCGAACGTGCTGAGGCAGCTTGTTGATGGTCAGACAAGGCCGCGCGTTGATAGTCTGTCCCTGCACCGCGCCACGGGTAGCCAGCACATCGGCGGGCCATTGCCAGTGATTATCAGGCGAGCCGGCATAGAACTTCATGTCGTCCAGCTCATCCTCGCGGCTCTCGGAATACGCCGAAATCGCCAGATTTAAGCGGCTTCTCGCCGTAGATAGCAGCTCATCATCACGCTTTGCCATTACTTGCCCTTTTTGGGTGCCGCAGCTTTGCCGCCAGCCTTACGCTGCACCGAGTAGGCGATTGCCACGGCTTGCTTTTGCGGCTTGCCATGCGCCATTTCAGTCTTTACGTTCTTGGAAAAGGCAGCTTTGCTGGCTGATTTTTTCAGAGGCATTCAGGAACCCATCCATCCAGTGGAGCCATAAAAAGGCCGGGGTTTAGCGTCAATAATCTCACGTTTTACTGGCTTTGCGCGACGTATGCCCTCGCAAGCATACCGTAAAGCATCAATGACGTGGTTATTTTTATCCTCAATTATAGGCAAAACTTCATTAGTTTGCGGGTCTATCTTGTAAGAATAGCTATTAAGCTCATCAATAAGATGCACGCACCGAGGATGTACAACAATATCGTGAGATTGAAGAAAAGCAATACCTTCCTCAACCGACCCCTTACCCTTTGCCGCCGCTTGAATTTTAGGATAACCATGTTTTTGCATGTAGTTAATCGTTTCAGGACGCGCTGAATCCGCACGAATAAACCATTTGCGAGACTCCGGCACGCGGTCAAACAGATCGGGCAGATTCACAATCTCGCACCCAATCATGTAGGCCTCATAATCCACGTAAAGCCGGTTTCCCTCGATGGAACAGCGCACTAGCACCGAAGGGTCAACACTAAAGCCCCAATCAGCACCGAGCCTGTAAATAGTGCCATCTGGCCGTTCGAACTCTTCTACGACCCAATTTTTGAACACACGGGCTTCAGATTGCGTTAAATACTCGCCACGCCATACGTGCCGCCACTTGTCCGGGTCGCGCCGTTTGTCATACTCCATTTCATCGCGGAGAACATCTGGGAACCAAGGGTTATCATCGTAATTTACTGGAATAACAACAGAATCTGGAGGTGGTTTGTCACCGCGAAGCAATTGATCAACAGGGTCATCAGGGCTATGTGGGTTCCAAGTGAACCATAATTCAGAGCCGGGATTTCTAATAGTTGGTCGAAGCAATTTTAAAGAGTTATATGACAAGCTTTGTGCTTCTTCTACCCATGCCCGATCGTAACCTTCAAGCGACTTGATCGAGTCAGCAGTGTGATTCTGCATACCTTGAAAGATAATCAGCCCACTTCCTGTGCGTGATTTAATGACCGAATCCTGCACCTCGAAATAAGACCCCGCATTCATTTGTTGAATTTTAAGTTCAAGCAATCGTTTAACTGATTGAGACAAAGACTTTTGAACTTCGCGCACACACACTGATCGGCTTGATGGGTCCATGATGTGCGCCTCGATAAGCATTTCGGCGAAGCAATGTGATTTGCCCGAGCCTCGCCCTCCGTAAGCGCCCTTATAGCGCGATGGCTTAAGCAGCGGCAAAGCCCAGCGCGGGGTCTGTATCTTCAGCGTGGTCACTCTTTCGCCCACTCAATTATGCGTCCCGCCAAATACTCCACATCGCGGGCCAGCTTCTCCACGTCGCCACGATCAGGCTGAGAATAAGCCAGCTCGCGCTGCAACTCGTTGCACAACTTTTTAAGGGCTATCAGATCACTCGCTGGGTCGTACATGCTGCACCTTTAAACAAAAAAGTTCGAAAAGCGCCGGGTCCATCGCTCGTTCTCCAAGTTCCCACTGTTGCCAGTTGCGAGTGCTGCGATAGATCAACGATGCGGCTTTGGAGGCGCTTAAACCCGCCTTGGAGCGGGTTTCGCGCACTTGTTCAGGGGTAGGGCTATCCATTGCGCTCCACGATGTTTAACCGCCTTGCATTCTCAAGGCCGATCCAGTTTCCTTCGGAGTCTAGACCGCGCAATGCCAATTCTTGTTTTGCCATTTCGTTTAAATCAATCTCACCGCGTGCCGCTGCTGCCAGCACGCTAGTAAGCGCCAACTGTATGTAGTTAGTCGCCAGTCTCATTTGCAGGCCCTCGCCATGGCTTCGGCATGATCGCGCCGGTCAAAGTAGCAAGAACGCAGCCCGCGAGCCGTTTGAACCTGATACTCAACTTCTTCGCCATCAGGCGCGTGGGTAACGATTAAGGTGGCGTTGCCGATTTGGTGATAACTAAAGTAGCCCATGATGATCTCCTGTTGTTCCCAGCCGAAGCGGAAATAATTGTTATTCGTCAATCCCAGACTTGCTAATCGTGTATTCCTGCGTGTAGCCGTGGATGCTGTCCCATGC